TTGTTGACGAAAAAGAAACCGATTTTCACAATCGATGAGGATTTTTCCGATCTATCCGTACTATCTACCAGTGATAACGTGCAGGTAAGATCACCGATTATTGTCGAGGATGATCGAATTACTATCGAAAAGGCTCTCGAAATTATAACGCGACAGATGGAAATTAGCACGATTAGGCCGCGTACAATTAAAGACTATAACTATTATGTGTCTCGGTTTATGGATTCGGAGAACTTAACGTATGTAGACGAAATAGGAACGGGTGATTTGTATAGTTGGCTCGAAAAGATGGACGTTAATAATCAAACAAAGCTTACGCGTTTGAAGTGTTTAAAAGCGTTTCTTTCCCGCTGTTTTGACAACGGGTGGATCAGTACTATGTTTTGGAAGACGGTAAACGTTAAGGTCGATAAGCACGTAAAGGAGGGCGCGTCAGAACGGGAGTTAACCATACTTATGTCCGTTCTCAATCTGAGTAACTTCGTGCACCTTCGGGACATCGCTGCCGCGCGTCTGATGTTTAAAACCGGTATAAGGATAAGTACACTTGCCAAATTAGAGGAAGCGCATATCGATTTCAGTACCAACACTCTCAATTTAGATGGCGATATATTAAAAAACCGACAACCAATTATTCTACCGTTCGATGAAATAATGAATCGGTTATTATCTGTACTTATTAAATACAATAGGGCGATAAAACGAGAGTACGGAAAGAGGAACGATTTTGTGTTTATAACAAAAAAAGGGGATGCGGTATCTGCGACGCAATCAAATAACACTATTCAAAAGCGTCTAAATAAGTACTCGAAAGAGTATGCGTTGAAGAATATTAGCCCGCACTCTCTTCGTAGAGGTTTTGCGAAATCTCTCTTAGATAAAGGCGCAAGGATAACCGATATTTCCCTAGCGCTCGGCCACAGTAATCTTGCGGTTACATCGCAGTATCTTCATATTGATAAAAATGAAGTAGCGGATAATTTACGGAAGTTTATTTAGGATTAACCTCGTCTATTTAGGCGGGGTTATCTTACTATTTTAAGGTTACCTAGATTTGCATCCACCTCTATCCAACTGTATTTATAAAATTGTACGGAAAACTATCCTTTTGAATTCGTAAAATTTGACTGGAAATTGTTCTGCTATGGGTGAAGAGGTAATAGAAAGGGGCGCATGAGAATGGCGAATACAGTTGACGCAATCAAAAATAAACGAGATATAGAACGAATGAAGAAGGCACTTCACGGCCGCGATCTAGTTATGTTCGTACTAGGCGTATCGTTGGGCCTCCGTATATCTGACTTGCTAACGATAAGAGTCGGTGATCTTCGAGGGCAGTCGCATTTAACTATCAGGGAAGGCAAGACGGGAAAGACTCGCGATATTAAGTTGTCAACTACGGTTGCTAAGCTGGCGCAGAAGTTAGACGGAGATGATGATTCGTATGTATTTCAGTCGCGCAAAGGTATTAATAAACCGATTAGTCGCGTTCAAGCATACCGTGTCTTAAATGCGGCAGCCGTAAGAGCCGGAATAAATATCGATATAGGTACGCACACACTACGTAAAACATTCGGGTATCAGCTTTATTCGAAAGGCATAAACATTACGCGGATTATGAAAGTATTCGGGCATAGTTCGGAGGCTCAAACGTTGAAGTATATCGGCATAACTGCGGATGAGATCGACGCAGCTTACGAGGCCATCGAGATATAAAACACCAAGCAAGCGCCGCCCGCGGACAAGGCCGCCTAAAACTCAGGGGGTTGCGGTATGTTACTGTATTACGAATTTTAGGGGCTGCGCATAATGGTCGGCACACTGCGGTATAAAGAGACGCCAAGCCGCGTCCTATCAACGTTTATGTGACGATAGGTTACGAAGGTAAGACGCCTTAACGGTGTGTGTTACGTATCGACGTGTAACATACGAAGGTGAACCGTTTATGCATGATCTTATACAGTCGGGCCGGCATATGGCATCGGGGAGCATACCGGTGTGGCGCGGTTTATACGTTGCATGAAAACAATAGTAGTCATTGCGAAGCTAAGAACGTGACAAACGTTGTCATACCAATGCTTTTGTACGTTCGCGAATGTAACAAAAGGTGATTCTGTTACGTTCGTTATGCGTTTTCATGTATGTTTTATTAATTTTCGCGATGAAACGAAGGAAAGAACCGACCGCCCCCAAGCGCCCCAGCCAAAACCGCCGGATCTGACGAACAAAACTTGCGCACAATTTTTTAAACTCGGGGTGTTAATCGCCTACCTGTACGTAGCCATGCGTCATGCTACGATTCGATCGGTCGTGGTTATCCGAAGATGTTCGGAGCAGGTGGAGGGTTTATACGCTAATTTATACGGAAAGGAGGTCGCTAGAATGTCGTTAGATACTACCGGGTGTTTTAAACTCGCTGAGAACGTATATGTTACGGAAAGTATGATCGAAGTACTTCGGGAATTTCCAGTCGACGATTTATCCGAAGTCTTGGGGTATTTACACGAAAATTATACGCCGGAGAAAGTCACGGTAGAGAGCTACGATGACAGCTCGCTTTGTGTTTATACGTACCGACCCGACTTGAATGATCCGAAAATAATGGCACACCCTTTACCGTGCTATATTGACGGGGAAGGCGCGGCAGTTAGTATTGTCGTGTGGGAAACGGAGAGGTCCTGCCGAATAGTGGACGACGAAAAATGAAAAGGAGGCGCTGGAATGAACGAAGAAATCAACGGATGTATTAGGATTACTGAAAACGGATACCTCTCGAATGGGACTAGCGACAATGTACGCGAATACTTGGGACTTGAAAATCTAACGGAGCTGACCGACTACCGAATGGAACCCGAGTTGAATATCACGCCAGCAGGAGCCTTAATCTCGATCAGTTGCCGTCTAATCGCGAAAAGTTCCGACATTTCACCGCAAGAAATACCGTTGATGCCGGATAAAGACGGGGCCTTCATTTTCAGCTACGTCCAAGGTGATCGTTCATGACCACGCTTCCTTCATTCGCCATCTGCGACGCATGCAAACAACGGACTGCCGTCGTATTAAAAGAACGTGACGTGCGAAAAGGCGTCGTCGAAACTTACTTTGACTGCATCGTCTGCGGCACGCATTACCCGACCGCGATTACGAACAGCGCGTTAAGAACGAAAATCGAGACGCTGAAGCAATTACGACTTACGGACGAGGCGGCACCGGCTTCAATCGACGCGCTCAAAGCGGAAATAACCGCCGATATGAAAGTATTGCGGGAACGATACGGACTATCGTAACGATTTTAACACATAAAATGCACGAAATTAGACGTTTTGATAGACGACTAGGGTATTCGTAAGGGTAGACGGTGAAGAGCGCTGATTTCGTGCGGAATTTACACACAAAAAAAGAACTCACCAGTCGCAATCTGAATGAGTTCTTTTAAGTAATGCCGATATCTAAATTTGTTAGTTTGATTATAATATATTTATTAATCGTTGTCAACAGCTATTATAAAAGTAGAATACCGGTGACGACCACTAAGAACATCACCGATAAGCTCCTGTTTTCAGCTCTTCATTTCAGAGCAGAAATTACACGTATCAGCAATGACTGGTTTTCCGTCTTTGCTATACGTTCCGCAGTCAGGGCAGTGCGGAGGTATACCAACAAATTTAGATATCAGCACTACTCGATGCCTCCTTTCACCAGCGCCTTCTTCCGGTTTGCGAGTCCGATAGAAGTCCGCCTACTTAATTCACAATCAAATGAACTAAGTAGACGGTTCTATACGGTGCCTCCCCCTTGGTCATCGAGTTTTACTCTAAAAATTGGTACATTTCTTTAGGCAATATCTACTATACTACAAATTTATTGAAAAATCTACATAATTCTACCGCGGTTAAAAAATCTTTAAAGAAACTTACAATAAATGTTTGGGAATAAACGCAATCAGAACGAGGCTTCCGGTCAGCGCCGGACGTCTTTTTGTGCTTGCGTTCAAATGCGCAGCAATAAAACGGACAAAGGGGATGACGTGAATGGCGGAAAACAAACGCGAATCAGTCGGCAATTTAAACGTAAAGGTAGACGTAGATGTTTCGGAGGCTATCAAAGGGCTCAAAGCGGTTCAGCGCGCAGCGAAAGACGCGACTAAGGCGTTGGCTGAGTTAGAATCGGCGATGAAAGGGTACAAGAATGCGCAGAAGAACGACAGACTAATCGGCGTAGACGTAGGGGTTGTCGGCTATGATAGGTCCGTGGTTCATGAATGTCCTAATAAGGTCTTCGGATACGGAACTTTGCTGGCAAAAAGCACCACGACTTAAATCGCGATGCTCTCGTATGCGTCCGAAATCTCATCGGCTGTGATCCCGATATATTTCAACGTATCTTTTTCGGACGAGTGTCCAAGTATAGCCATGATCCGGTCGACTGCGATATCCATTTCATACAAACGGTAGCCGAACGTTTTTCTAAGCGTATGAGTACCGATGTTGCCGATCTTTTTAGCGATATCGGCGCGCTCGGCTGCTTCGTTTAGAATGCGATAGGCTTGGACGCGACTGATTTGATGAATTAAATTAATTCAGAGGATCTTGAGGAGTTATTAATTTGTTGATTTTTTTTAATATATGTGAATAACCTCCTGCTTTTCCACCTAAAATACCTAGCAGTTCAGGATCGTTTGTATTATTAATAAAAATATTATTAATATGGTCTTGGAGGCTGGAGTTAGCTGTACGATAAATGCTGTTATTTCGTTTTGCCTTTACAGTGAGGTACTTATGGTTATCTTTTATATAATCAATCACACTCTCAAAATCTTTTGAATTAATTCTTTCGTTGATCAGTGGGGTTGATAAAATAACATTTTCGAAGTCACCCTTATTATACTTGTAATTCACCTTGCTTATTATAACTAAAAATGGAAAAGTATCTAGTCTCAATTTGAAATTTTCTAATTCAATTACTTTTCCACGAATCATATCATTTTCTCCTTTTCTGCCAAAAAAATTCTGGGGAAGATAACTAGTAATTATACTATCTTTAGTCTGATTACCAACAATCTGTTCTGTTACCTCATCATAAGGAACTATTGAAAGTATAAGAAAACTATTTCTTACGGTACCACCTTCATCAAAATAGTAGAGCTTACTTGGTATAAACATTAGGTAGCTAGGTGAGGGGGTATTGTCCAATTTAGAACTAGCTTCGTTAATTAACTCAAATCTAGGGTTTTTTGTCCACAAATTTTGAATTATTTTTAAATCTGGTGATTGTTCTCTTTTTGTCTGTTTAAAGATATCGTTCGAAATTTTAGTTGCTTTTTTTGAATTTTTTAATGATAAATAAGAAAAACCTAAAGCTACTACAGAAATTATAATAGGTATAATTTTCATCCAATCAATCCATTTTAAATCCATATTTGCTGGCCTCCTTGGGTTTACTATGAGAGGTGTCTCTATAGAATGATTTCCTCACAAACGCAAGATATTAATAGGGTTTTAAGTAGTTAATTTATACATTTTTATTTGGACTACTATGTTTATTGCAGTGCATAATACAAAGGCGACAAAAGTTAGTGGGCTTAAATTTGTAAAACTATATAAAAGAATTGGTAAAGAAAATATTAATATATTTATTATTAGATTTAAAAATTTAGCTGAATAGTCAAGTAATATTGTTAGCAAAAGAATTTCTGTAAATATGTAAATACTTAAGGATAAAAATAAGAATAAATTATTTTCTTTTACTATAGTGTGTATAGTAAGAAATATAATAAGTATGACGATGGTGGTTTGTACAAATGGAATTGCGATTAAAAAGATACTATCAAAAAAACGCACTACTTTACTAAAATACTTTCCGCTGATATGTTTTTTTGTTTTTATGCTTGTTAATTCCTTTAAAGCAGTTGACTTAAATTCTTTAATACTTCTTCCATTTTCATTTAATAATTTTACAAAAAGATTAAATGTTTCTGGGCGCATTAATGGAAGTTGATCATTTACAATGCCAAAGAATTCTGCTCGACTAATTTTATTAGATAAAGCTAATTCGGCATTTTTTAAAATCTCTGCACAGCAATTCATTGTGTTTTTTAATTCATTATCCCGATAATTCGTTATATTATCATTGTTGCCTTTTAGGAATTTAAAAAGCCATATAAATAGGATAGTTAATACTATCACTTTTGGGCTTGATAAAGCATTTTCTTCCGACAGTTTGGAGATTTGTTTTGCAAATAAATTAAAATCTAACATGAGTACCTCCTCCTTAAAAATAAGTGTTTATTCTTCTTCTAAAGTAATAATTTTGTTTATATCTTCAATACCAAACGTATTCGCGATTTTTTCAATATGGCCAAAATTAATATTTTGCCTTTTTCCATTCATTAGTTCGCTTAACGCTGCGTGTCTAATTCCACATTTATCTGCAAATGCTCTAAGAGATAATTTTTCCTTTTCTAAAATCTCCTCAATTTTAACTTTAACGATTTTCATAATTAGTCTCCTTAAATAAAATAATCTCTTGACTGTACGTATAAGCGTACCATATAATTCAGGTATTAGTGGTACGCATTAGCGTAACGAATGTGAAAAGGGGAGTTATCAATGCAGTTAAAATTTGAAGAAAATAAATATGAAAAGAAAATAATTGATTTTGTTATTCATCCTGATGAGTATGATCCGGAAATATTTGTAGAAGCAGTTGAGATTGTAGATTTAGCAAATGGAATTGTTTTCAGTGCTGGGGGTGGCTTTATTGAATTAATTAAACCCTATGTTCGTGAAGATGGAGCTATTGAAATTGGTTCCAAGAGTCATGAAATAGCTGGGATTAATGTTCCGGAGGATCTACCTATTGATATAAATATAATCATGAAAATGACTGTTATTGAATTGTTGCAGGAAATTTTGAAAGTAAATATGGACAAGGAAAATAAGAGGTTGAAAAAATGAAAAAAATTTTTCATGTAACTAATAAAACAATCGCAGAGGCAGTACGAATTTTTGGACTATCGAAAGAGAACGCAGCTAACGAACTAATCGGACGCGCGCACCAAGCCGTCAAAGTATATACGTTTGATTCAACGAACCGATCTGAAGAAGTTTACGACCACTACCCGACTAATACGCGTCTTATCATCGCAACAAATGGCGCAATCATCGGCGTTTATGAGATCGGAAAACTACCTGGGAGCAACCGCAACGCGTGCGAATTAGTTAGATCGACCATTCTTCGCGGCCTCAAAGTGGAATATGAGCGTCTTTACAGTCAGTGGGCGGACGTCGAAGTAACTTTCGCGCAAACGAGTCTCGAAATCGCTATGACTAAACGTGCGCAGATCGGCGAAAAGGATTCCGCGGTTTTGGTTGAATACGCGAAGAAGTTGTCCGATCTTTGCTTCGAGAATAGCAAGCGCCATAAAGAAAGAAGTAAGTTGCATCGTGAACTGATCGAATTGGAACGCGCCTTCGTTCCGTATCTTTAAAGCGTAGAAATTGCACGAAATTAGACGTTTTAGGAGCGTGCGGGGCTTAATATACTCGGAAGTCATAAACGGCTTAATTTCGTGTGATTTTGTTTATGATCGTCGCAATTTGCGACAAACAATTGATTTGAATGTCTGATTTTCGGATGAATAAAACTTGCTCGCCGATCTTTTCGGTAATCGATCATTTAACCGTCGCAAATTGAGACAGTAATTCAATGTTGGCCACACGATGAGGCAATCATTATATGTGGTCTAATCGTTCCAAAATGAAACGATATCGTAGATTCCTTCGGTCATTCTCAATTACGTTGCTTTAACTGATAATCAATACGACTTCATTCGTACAAAATCGCCAAAAGTACGACTTTATTCGTACAAACGAAAACGGGGTTGGCGCTTAGAGCCACGTGGGATACAGCGTTTTTAGGTCGGAAATTACTTCTTATCTTCTAAATCTAAAACCTAGTGATCCTCCGCTACGCTACGTCTCACATATACGCAATATGTATAATGAATGAATAAATGCGGGCGAGGCGAAGCCGAGGGCGCTGTACTTAAATACATACGGAAGGGGTAGCGTTAGTAGGACGGACATTAATCGTTAAGGAATGCGTATAACATACCCATAATATATACGCGTAGTCATCTATGTCTTATGAGGACGTAAATGAACGTAACATACTAACGGTAGTGTAGCGTAGTCAAGACGATAAGTAGCGTATGGGAAGACGTATTAATCGCATTCCTCGATAAGTACGAGACGGCGAAATTACTTATGCGATAAAAGACTAGCGCTCAGTTAAAACCCTTCGCGCAAATACCTAATTTAAAAGATACATCTATCGCGATAAAAGATATTTGCAAGAGTAAGCGTAAGCGAACGAATTGCTATGGTTTATATTAGTGCAATTTGTTGCGTCGGTAATGTAAATATAGACTTCTGACTAAGATATATCAGCACTTTATAAAATGCCATAAAAACGCGTGGTTCTAAGTGTGCAGCGCCTTTTGGCAGCGACCCGAAAAACCAAGTATTCGACGGAAAAGCGACCCGAAAAACCAAGTAATTCTAATCAACGGATTCATGATCGCTGGTTGCGTAGCTATACTTGCGTAACGTACGGATATGCTGTCTTACGTTATAGAGAGACGTAAATGAACGATATGTAAACGATAAATAAACGCCTAAGCAACGTTTATTTACTTGTGAAACATACGCTTAGTTATCTATGTCTTATGAGGACGTAAATGAACGATGACTAATCGTTAATAGGACGGAGATATACCCTACATTTACCGCAAATATGTCGCCTTACTTTATAGGGAAGCAAAATTTACTTGTCAAACACACATATATGTACCCTATTAAGTGAGGGAGTAAATTCGGTAATTGTCTATACCCATAAAATATACGAATATGCTGTCTTACATAATGAAGATGCTTGTATGACGATTGAATATGCTGTACTACGTTATAGGAAGGCTAACCCGAAAATGGGTTCTTTTTTATTTGCTGTGAATGTTCCTAGATAGAACAAAAAATGAGAGGGTGGTGATTTAATGACGCCGGAATTGGTACGAATTTTAAGAGTAACAAGAAACATGACTCAGGCTGAGTTAGCAAAAAAAATAGGCTGTTCAGGACGGCTAATCGCCTTTATTGAGCGGCATGAAAGAAGACTCACTGAACGAATGGCGAATCGATTCATGGTTGCGTTTAATTTAGACGAAAAGAAACTTCAAGAACTACGGATGTTAAGGGAGGCGATCGTATTTGACGAATAGAGTTGCAGAGCAGCGCCAATGGATGAGCCTACCGGCAGGCGTCAAAAAGGATATTTTCGGCATTAAAGAAGAAGCCACGATAAAAGACGGCCAAATCTTCAATAAACACGGCAAGGACGTCTCTCACCTAGTAGAGGTAGTTACGAAAACGTCCGGTAACCAGGTTCGTAACCTAAAAATCAAAGACGATCTGACTGCGCACGAATCTGAAAACGGCGGTTTTGTTACCGCTTTTTACAATGACGCAGTTACTATGGAAGAAAGTTTCCCGAAGCTCAACCAATCAGACCTAGCTCGCTTAATGCTAATCGGTACATACACCGGATGGGGCGACGGCCAGCTAAAATATGATAATGGTAAGCCAATTAATAAAAGCGGATTAAATAATCTAGTAGGAATGAGCGCTGGTAAATTCAGAGACTTCTATAAAAAGTTAGAGGAAGAGCGCATTATTCGTGAAGAAAATGACGTTATTTATATGAACCCTTGTGTTTTCTATCGCGGGGCGCATTCCGACGTCAGGCAGCTTACGAAAGAAATGCAACATACAAGAATGTTCCGTGCTACAGTAAGGAATCTTTGCAAGGCGTACAGCGGGCGCTCAGTAAAACAACTCGCGATCATATATGCCGTTTTGCCATTTGTAAACTTCAAATTCAATATCGTTTCATTCAATCCAAGCGAATCAAATGAGGACTTAGTAAAACCTATTCCACTAGATAAGTTAGCTGCACTTCTTGGATACAAAGATCAAGGCCAATTTAAAGCTACTTTGAACAAAATTAAATATGAAGGTAAGCCGGTCTTTGGATTCTTTGAAATTAGTGGAGACAGAAGGAAACGAAAAACCGTTGTTAATCCGCGTGTTATATATGCGGGGAAAGGGGATTCACTGGCCGCGATTAAAGCCTTATTCAATTAAATATATGACAGGCATCCAAGCGTCGTCAAAGTGCAAAGATGTCTATTTGTCGTGCTTATTATTAATGTGAAAAATTTTTCAATAACGGAGGGATACAAACATGTTTGATAGAAAATCGCTTTTTAAAATCCGCAAGATATTTCGTTTAACACAGGAGGACGTCGCGAAAATTACTCGCACATCACCGGCCACAGTTTCGAGAATCGAGTCAGGCGAACAAGAGTTAAGCGAAGGTTTTTCGGAGTGTATTTTGAGTGCGTTAAAACTCACAGAAACGACTGTGAAACCGATGCTAGAGTTTTATGACAAAACCGAAAGAGTAAAGAGGGGCGAATGGGTTCCAAACGACGATTTAATATCGGGTAGCGCACGAAATGAGCCGTCAAAAGCTAATACGCCAGTATTAGGATGGTTAGATAAATACACACGCTAATTTCGTTTGATTTTTAAGGAGGAGATCATCGTAATAGTTTTCGTTAAAAGTGACGAGGTGTTACTCGTAGATTCCGAGACCGGCGAAATTATGCTTCGAGAAACAGAAGGGTCGAAAGACATGCGGATTTCCCGCGCTGTCATGACATGTCGTTATGCAGATGTAGGCGGAGAATTGATATATGCGAAGGGGTGATCGGGTGTACTGTGTTTCAAAAGTAAACGAATTTTACGGCGATTATGGCGCCGCAGAGTCTTATTATGTTCGCGAAACTGCAAACGGCAGCATGGCCGATCTTTTTAAAGACGGTGCTGCGCATATTAACCTAGACACTGACCGCGGTGCCTTCGCAGTTACAAATAACAACGGCGAAATTTACGTTAGTTCTACTAATTGTGACCGCAATCTTCTTGCGTTGCTTAAAAACGCGGTAACTAGCGCCCACCTTTTAGGAGCTAACGAAGTTTACGTCTTGCCGGAAATGAAGAACGCTGAAGATATGATCGAAAAATTAACAACCGCAGAATAGCGGTAACAATAGGAGGAAAAACATATGGCGAAATTAGAGAAAATGGCTAAGGATCTTGAAGAACTGCAAGCATTGATGAACAAACCGAAAACTCTTAGTAACCAAGCAGCGGGCATGTTTCAGGAAGAAAGACGACGCATTTATGAAGATCCTTTTCTAAACACCGCGGGCAGAGCAGCAAAAATAGAAGAAACACAAAATCTTCTCGCGCGAGAGCTTATGAAAGAGCTCAGCCAAGTAAAAGCCGACATAAAATCTAAGCAGGATAAAATCGTTAAAGAAGCAGAATCAATCGTCATCGGAACCATTGAAAAAGCTAGTGAACACGATAGTCTAATGTTCCAGCATAAATTCGAACAGATCAAAGCAGAAATTGGCCTATCGCCAAACAAAGACGTAGCTTTAAGAAATTTTAAAAAATTCGTCCAAACGATCGATCATCCAAGCTTTGCGCGAGAAATCAGAAATGAATTTTCATCCCTTGCTAATTCTTTAGGTGGATTAGGTGTCGATAAGACACAATTGCATTTGATTCTTAAAGAAGTTACTTCTAAAGCAATGACAGAGGAACAAAAAAGGGCCTTGGAGATTAAGGAAAGTGTAGAGTCAGCAAGACAGAGTGATCTTTTATTAAAAGGCGGAATGCATCATAGTACCCTTTCGAACATAATCGGTCATCATGCTGCTGATTTTGTAAATAGTCCTGATGAATACTTGGCTAAACATACTGAATAGACTTCGCGGGCGCCTTTGGGCGTCCTTTTTTATTTCTATAAAGAGAGGGTGCACATTAAATGAGTGAATCAAAACTAACCGTCACTGACCAAGAAGCCGAAGCAACCGGCAGAGCGGTCGGTGTTTTTTTATGGGCTATGAATGAAGCGATTAAAGGGGATTTCGAACTCAGCGAGGAGCAGGCTATCGCAATAAATGACACTTTAGACGAATTAAATAAGTTCGATCAAAAGGGCCTAGAAATACTATTCGAAGGGGCAATGAAAGCTAGAGGCGATGAATCATGAGTGCGGTCTCAGTAGGTGAAATCGTAGCGCGTTTAGAACTTGATTCCTCTCAGTTTTCTTCGAGTGTCTCGCAAGCCCAAGCGCAGATGCAACAGATGGGCAATTCGGCTAATTCGCTTAGCAAACAGATGGGTCTCGTACAAACGGCAGCCCTAGCGGTAGGCGGCGCAGTAGTCGCAGGCATCGGTGTATCTGTCAAGACTGCGGGCGACTTCGAGCAAGCGATGGCGAAGGTTAAGTCGATTTCGGGCGCTACCGGACAGGATTTCCAAGACCTTCAGAACGTCGCACTAAAGCTCGGCGAATCGACGAAATTTACGGCGACAGAGGCGGCTCAAGGCCTCCAATACTTAGCGATGGCGGGCTTTAGCGTAAAAGATCAAGTCGGCTCGTTACCGGCCGTATTAAACATGGCGGCAGCGGCGAATGTCGATATGGGCGTATCTGCCGATATAGTATCGAATATCATGACGGGCTTCGGAATTGCGTCGGAAAATTCTACGTACGCAGTTGACGTCTTAGTGAAAACGATGACGACGGCCAATACGGATCTTTTACAATTAGGCGACGCAATGAAATATGTAGCGCCGGTATCTACTGCGCTCGGCTTTAGCTTCGAAGAAACAGCGGCAGCCGTTGCGAAAATGTCTGACGCCGGTATACAAGGTTCGATGGCAGGTACGGCTTTAAGGGCGGGTATGTTGCGCCTTGCCAATCCGGTAGGACGCGCAGCCAAAGTAATGCAGAGATACGGCATCGAAGTCGAAACGGCTGACGGAAAGATGAAATCGTTGCCGGACATTATCGATCACTTAAATTCGAAGTTTGGCGATCTAGGTCAGGCGGAAAAGACGGCGGCTATCGCGAGTCTTGTTGGTACGGAAGCGGCATCGGGCTTTGTATCGTTACTTGCGGTCGGTTCGGATGAGATTCGAAGATATACGAAGGCGCTCGAAGAATCAGGCGGAACGGCGCAAAAAGTTGCCGATACGCAGATGGATAACCTGTACGGCTCATTCGATAAGTTTACGTCGGCGCTCGAAGGCGTAGGCGTGAAGCTCGGTAACGAATTCTTGCCGCACATACGTTCAATAGTCGATCAGGGTACGAAGCTAGTCGGAGTCATTAGTCAAATTAATCCGGGCGTCATAGCTACGGGATTCGCAATGGCAGGTACGTCAGCAGCGATCGCTTTGACGGCTTCTTCGGCGATTAAGCTCGGCTTTGCATTACGTGGATTGTTCGCGGCGATGGGGCCGGCGGGCTGGATCATAACGGGGCTTTCGGTTCTTGGCGGCTTGCTAGTCGGGGTCAGTGCGGGTTATAAAGCGATGAACACCGTTAGCCTCGAAGCTGCAAACGCGAAGCAAAAAGAAGTCGACGGCATTAATAAGACGATCAAAGAATATGACGGCTTACAGGCGAAAATGAAGCTTACGAATGACGAACTTCTACGTTACTTAGACAATAAAGACGCTCTGTCTAACGAAAAAGATTCGGCTGCGATTAAAAAGCTAAACGCAGAGCAAGACGATCTCCGTAAAAACTCGGGGCTTACGAATAAAGAGTTCGACCGGTTCCTCGAATTGAACGATCAGATTATCAAGAAGTCACCGGAAACAGAAGCGGCTTTCTCGGCGCAAGGCAATGCGATCGCGAAGAATACTGAGGCGATGAAAGCGTTGAGTAAGGAGAAATATGAAGACCTACGCTTGGAGCTCGAAAATCAAAGGACGACCGCGGAACGGAATATGGAAGGTCAACTACAGAAAAGAACACAATTACAAAAGGAGATAACCGCTGAAACGAGCAAACGAGCAGAAAAAGAACAGGCGGTCGCAAATCAATTAGCAACAGTAGAGAGTATCGAAAGGAGGATCGCGGAAGCCAAGAAGACGGGAAATCAAGCAGAGGTACAAATGCAAGAGGTAACGTTAGCAAATGAAAAACGAGCACTCGAAAGTAAGCGGAACGAGCTTATAAAGAGCACAGAGATACTGCAAAAGAAACGTGCCAGCCTTGCGGAAACACAAAAGGAAATAGGAAAACTTGGTCAAGTAAATCAAAAACTGATTGAAATGGAACTTCGGCAAGTAGGTCTTACTGCGAAGAAGGGTCAAGGTGTCGCGGTAATCGATTGGGAAATTATGAAATTGAAAGATGCACGCGCTAACCTCGTAAATAACACTACCGAAGCGGATAAGAAAACAGCCGAGTACCGAGAATCACTAGCAGCTATCGAAAAGGAATTATCGCAGTTAGAGCAGACGAAGAATAAAGTTATCGATATCACTAGCCAAGCAGAGAAAATGAATAACGAGCTCGGTAAAGACTTGAGTAAATATATCACGGTATTTACTAACGATGTTACCCGTAAAACGGAACGAGCCGTCAGCCGTGGTCGCGGTAACGAAGGTACTTACCACGTCGGAGGCATCGTCGGAAAACCGGCCGGCAAGCTACATTCAGGCGGCATGGCGTCCAAATTCAGCAATCCAATGAGCCGCGAAGTTGATATCCGCGCGTTAAGGAACGAGATGGTCTTGACAGAAGCGCAGCAAGCGAATCTTTTCCGTATGGTTGACGCCGGACATACAGCTCGTATTACGTCAGCCGGCGGTTATAGTCCGCAAATGCAGTCGGATCTTTTAGCGATCAGAAATGCGATCGAAGCAAGCAAGGGCGCGACTGTCATTATGGATTCGGAAGTGATCGGAAGACTAGTCGAGCCACACGTGAGCAGACGGCAGATGGACGAAATAGATCGAAGTAGCTACTAGAGAAATACGACCGACTACACACAAAGTTGTAGCGGTCGTTTACCCATTAGGTTTAAATTGGTATTATTGTAAGAAAGGGGATGATTTTATTGCGAATGTCCACGTTGTTTATTAGTTTTATGATAATATTGATTGCGCTTTTAGGTTGTTCAAAGAGCGCAGATAAACCATCTATAGCTACAACTATTCCAAAAGATACATATGAACAATTAAAAGAAGATAGCGCGATATGGACAGATGTATACGAAATGAATGATAGTGGAAACTATGAGGGGCTGTCTATAGAAGTAGAACGTGTGTTAATCTCTCCGTCAAGTTCTCACATTGCAATAAAAGGATCTATGCTAAATACGGGCCAATCTTCATTTGAAGCATATCCGGCTGTGGAGACTATAAAGCTTAATACTGGCGAAGAATTAGGCGCAGAAGAAGTCATCCCAGTAAAAGAAGAAGGAAAGAATGAACTAAATCAAAAAGGAGATCGGCTAGATTTCTTTTATGTTTGGCCTTTGTCGTATTCAATACCAAACGAGGTAAACGGTATTGAATTTTCATGGCGTATTTTTAAAAACGCTGGCAATAATGTTTCAGATGCTACCACTTTCACTAGAAAATATACATTGAATCAATAATAAACGAAAAAACCCGCTCAATTAAGGGTGGAGTTCTTATATGTCGTAAACGCGAGGCAAAACGTAGGAAAATGCGTGGTAAATTAGAGGCGTTCGAGGCGTTTCTTGAAGCGTAGTAATTACGTTCATCTATTTTTGGGATAAACGACGCTTGAATCTTATCGTTTTGTGCGTTAAAATGACATACGGTCAAAAGTTCGTTAAATGACCGACTCAATGATCGTTCCAATTATCGGTTTATAAGCGGATATTATTTTACGAAAACTAAGCGATAATTTAACGTCGGTCGGGAGTTCGAATCTCTCCTGGGACGTATTTTTATTTAAAACCGTTAAAAAGCCAGAAACGTTGATAAAACAATGTTTCTGGCTTTTTTGTTTTTTCCTAGTTGTCGTTTTAAATTTTTTGCGCAAATTTTTCATATAATTAAACGAGCATAGATGCAAACGTCGAACATAGTATGAGTGTGTTGTATCTATGTGGCTGTGGCCTAAACGTTCAGAAACATAATAAACCGTTTCCCATTAACAACAGTTTGCACAAATGGCCAGAGGATCGCAGACATCGGATTGCGTATGTTGCAACCAAACGAACTATTTGCAGGGAAGGGGTTCCCGCCTGGATATACATTTAACATCGGTAATAAATCGGATCAAATACGCAGAGGGGGGAATAGTGTGCCGCCGCAATTCGCAGAGCAGCTGGCAAGGGCTAACCTCCCTGATGCATGTGCACATGAACATATGAACAAATATAGTAAAGTGAATTAACAGCTTATTGGGGGTTAAGAGATTATGGAATGATTGAGCAAGTATCCGATAGTCTGAAAGAGTATATTGAAGATTTTGGGGAGAATTACGGAATCGACATTCCATTAGAAGAATAAATCATATGACATAGATCGGTGCAAAATTGCCCTGGTCTATGTCTTTCATTGTTTATAGGAGGAGGTTGAGAAACATGGGAGCTGAACAATTGTGTTTACTGCCAGAAATCGATGAGAAACAAGTCGGGAATGCTCTGATAAAGGAGCTAAAGGTTTATAGAGCTCTCAAGGTGAAGGAAGAAAACAGAAAGGAACAAGAGGCAAATGGTGCAACAGGCCTTTTTCCTTCTCTCAGGAATCAGGAAGTTTTAAATGAACTGATGCTACGGAAGATAGAAAGGGCGTTAAAAAATAGTTTAGACGAAATTGAACAAGATATTATCAGGATGAAATATCTTACATCACGATTCGTAAAAGATTTAGAAATAAGCGAAGAATTGGGATTGAAAAAACACCAGTACTATAGGTTGAAAAAGCAAACCACATTTAACCTCTCAACAGCACTGGGCATAATTTAATACAAAAAACACCAAATCCTATTAGTTAAGAAATATTTAAGATTTAATAGTTACTATCTTTAATTAGTGACAAAACAATAAAATGGAGGATTAATTGAAATGAGAAAAAAATTTATTAATTTAGTTGGCTTTGCTGCGGTAATGGCTGTTATTTTAACAGGTTGTTCGCAGTCAAAAAGCTCAGACGGTGTGAAAGCAAAAGCAGAAAAAGTCTCAGCTGAAAACGAAAAAAATAAAGGAAATGTGTATGTTGAAAGTGAATTTGCTCCATTAAAACGTGTCGTTATGTCTCAATCTGAAGTCTATTTTCCAGAAGATAGCGGCTCAAACATGATGGAAGATATGAATGATATTCAAATCAAAATGGAAAAAGAACGAAATGAGTTTAAGAAAATACTCCAGAAATACGATGTAGACATCCAAATGCCACGCCTTTTAACGGAGGATGAAAAGAAATTAGGTATAGCTAAAAATGGTATAACTGGTGGAGCTGGTGCTACGAATTTCTTTGTTAGAGATCCATTCTTTACAATTGGAGATCACATAATCGAAGGATCGTTTTTATCAACTTACCGCAGACTTGAAGTGCTTCCAGCAAGGGATATCCTTTTAAAAGAGGTAAAAGCGAACAAAAATCCATATGTTGCTGTTCCACAGCCCGATGTTTCAAAAGGCATAAATTCCAAGAATGGTCCATTTTTAGAGGGTGGAGATATTCTTGTGTACGGGAAAACAATTTTTGTTGGGAACTCTGGTCAAGCATCTAATAAAGAAGGAATCGATTGGCTCCGAAATTATTTAACACCAGATGGTTATAAAGTAGTTGAAGTAAAACTCGAAAAAAATACACTTCATCTAGATTGTGCTATTAGTTTTGTCCGAGATGGACTGATGATTGTGAATGAAGATTCACTACCAAACGGGATTCCAGATGAATTAAAGGATTGGGATAAAATAAAAGTAAGTTACAAAGATGCGCAAGATTTGGCCATAAATGGTTTACCTATTGATGAAAAAGTATATGTAACGGATTCTGCATATAAAAATACGATTGGAAAAGAACTAGAAAAAAGAAATATCAAGGTGGAATATGTAGATTTTAAAATAACAAGAAGCTATGGTGGCGCTTTCCGATGTACTACTCAACCATTACTCCGTAAATAAACTAGAGACGAAACATCCTTGTTAAGGATGTTCTTTTATTTAAATAAGAAAAAGCCGACAAAAAGGGGGATAAAAAGGGGACCTTTTTTCCTGTGTGGATCATCGTATGATAGAGACAAGCAAAACGAACGTGAATATTTTGTCCAAGACGGAGAGCCTGCGGACACTGATCAACACCTTTTACGGGTGCTGGTTGGTGTCCGTTTTTTATTTGTCGGAAAGGAGGATGAACATGAAGAAGGAGAAACCAAAAAAACAGCCGCAGGAGCTTACAGAAAGAGAGATAAAAGAGCTTATGGGGCACAAAACATGCAGGGTTAAAAAGAGCCAAAGGCGGGGCAATGCGCAGAAAATAAAGGGGGAATTATCATGAATCAAACAAGCTTAGACATTCCGCAAATCGACGAGGAAAAAACAAGATTCAAAATGGAAAAGATGATGGAAAAATATAAAATACTTAGGTTGCAAACGAAGGAAGACTTTCTTCCAAAGATCACAACAACATACACCATTACGCCGCCGAGTTTCTCAAATCAGTTCCACTCAACCACAGAAGAAGCAGCGCTAAAAAAATGGATTGGGAAATCGAGCGTGATCAATTCATGAAACGGATTCAGCGTGCAATCAATCGTCTTACGCAAAAAGAGCGCCGTATTTTAGTTATGCTCTATATGCAGGATGAAGAAATGTATGATTACGAGATTTACGCAGAAATGGGACTCAGTCAAAGGAATTATTATCGTGTTAAAAACAAAGCATATTATAGACTGGCATTCGCGCTTAGAGAAGTAGTATATAAGCAGGTGGATAAGTCATGAATTTCGTTCAGCCGATAAGGGACCTTGATCAGATCCATTATATAAAGAAATATCTTGGAGAGCGGAACAAAAGGAACTTGCTGCTTTTTGTGGCCGGAATCAATCTAGGCTTGCGTATATCTGATTTGCTGGAATTAAGGGTGAAGAATGTGAGAAAACAGTACGTATCCCTTAGAGAACAAAAAAACAGGTAAAGAGAAAAGAATCAAAATAAACAAGACGCTTCGAAAAGCGATAGATCAATATATCAAAGACAAAGATGATCAAGAGTATCTTTTTAAGAGTAGAGAAGGACTCAACAAACCAATCAGCCGCAGCAGTGCATACAACATTTTGAGAGAGGCAGCGGACTATGTCGGGCTTGATAGTATAGGTACTCATACGCTCAGAAAAACATTCGGCTACTGGAATTATAAAAAACATAAAGACGTTGCCTTATTACAAGAAATATTCAACCATTCAAGTCCTGACATTACATTGAGATACATTGGAATTACACAAGACGCTATGGACAAAGCAATGGACGATTTCGGTTTATAAGACTCACCTGTTCAAATGGCTGGTGGGTCTTTTTTTGCGTTCTTTTTCTTCAATTAACCATAATGAGAAAATGTCCAACTCATTTTAAGGGAATAGCTGAACAGCAAGAGGGGTAAAGGGTACAGCGATTTATCCAGTTGGACAGACTAATAGATATGGTTAATTGGTGGATAATGTGGATAATTGTTGAATTTTAAATTATAATTTCTAATAAGATATAGGGGGTTGAATTATTTGACAAAGATTAAAGAAGAGATAAAAAAAGATGTAAAAAACGCATTTATTGTCATGCCGATTGGTCCACGGGATAGTGATATACGCAGGTCTTCAGAAGGGATTTATCAAGCGGTAATTAAACCGACCCTAGAAGAGCTGGGATACAAGCCCTCTGCAGCACACGAAATTGATGATACAGGATCTATTAATAAGCAGATTATTGAAAGGCTTTTAAATGATGAGTTAGTAATAGCTAACTTAACTGGTCTAAACCCAAACGTTATGTATGAATTAGCAGTCAGGCATGCTACAGGAAAAGCAATAGTGTCTGTTTGCCAAGAAGGAACAACACTCCCTTTCGATCTTTATGATGAACGTACTATATTTTATGAAGATGATATGAAAGGCGTAATAGAATTGAAACAGCCGTTTAAGAGAATGGTGATTAAATGTCTGGAAAACAAAAAAATAGATAATCCCATTTATAGAGTAGCAACAGATAATTTAATTGAGGAAAATATTAAAAAGAGTAGTCCACAAGATTTGGGTATCTATACTAAACTCAATGAGTTGGAAAATATGCTCCGAAATATTTCTATACCAACAGGGGAATTTAAACCAAGGAATGACGTGAGAAATAAAGGAGCTTATAAGATTATAGCTAACGTGAAACATGGTGACTTTGAAAAGTTTGCAAATATAGTTAGCAGTTTTGCTGATGAATGCGGTGTGAGTAGCCTACAAATTAATCAAATTAATGAAAATCTTTGTTCTGTATTCTTAGATAAAGTGAGTATTTCTCAGGTTAAGAAAATAAGTGGTGAGATAAAGAACATGGGCTATGAAAATGAGGCAGAGCTTTATTTTTAATAATAACTTGTATGTAGAAAAGGAGAATATAATTGAAGAAAAATTTAGAAGAGAAGTTTGCTATAATTGATATCATTTTGAGAAATTTAGATGATTGTATTGCAGAGAAGGTAGATGAGACTTCGACTTATAAAAAGTTTGAATTGAATGTTTTAAAAGATAATACGGCAAAAATGGATGTGATCATCGATCAGATTAATACACTAATAAGAGAGAATAGGATTGGAGAAATAGATCATTCTAAGCTATATCTTTATAACAATCAACTTGAATTCTTGTCTAAAGAAACTGAAAAAATTGCTGAAATTGTATGTGAACTATATCCAAATAGCATCAAGATAGATATCAATACAGAGAAAGAAAAGGTCAATTTTGAATTTACTAGTAATGATCATTGGGATTCATTAATAAGTTACTTAGAAAGTGAATTTCGACAAGAATAAAAATAGTTACTTCATTTAAAATGGCACACTTTTGGCACGATCTTGGCAAAGCATTTTGCCTCAGAGCGGTTATGATGGTATTAGGTAATAAATTGTGAGCGGCTTCCCATTCGAATGTCGCTTTTTTTATTAAAAGACTTATAACTAATCTTTACCTTCCGATAATATAGAAGGGTGATAACATGTCTAATGAAAATCAATATATTGAAGCAGCGAAAATAGCAGCAGAAACTGCATCGAAAAATACACATTACACTATGATAATTGCTCTCGTAAGCGCCTTGATAGCATTGTTTGGCGTCGGATTAACTGCATGGATTACTTATAAAAATGCATCTCGAGGTGCTATAGTTGATGCATTAACAAAGCAAAGGATAGAATGGTTAAACACTCTAAGGGGAAAATTTGTTGTTCATAATGCTTTAACTAATGAAATTTATTTAGATATATATCTTCGTAAAACTAAAGCAATGGTATCAGATGAATTTTTTGAGAAATGTCTAATATTAGATAAAAACCAGACTCATATTAGATTATTGTTAAATCCAAATGAAAGCTTGGTATGTAGTCTAAATGATAAATTTACAGATTTATTTGGAGTTTTATTTAATGAAGATATAAAAATCGAAAGCTTAAAACGGCTTCTTTACTCAATTGAGTTAGACCAACAAACTATCTTGAAAGCAGAATGGAAAAGAATTAAAGAGGAAATAAAAAAAGGTAGAGAACTCAAACCAAAAGAAGTAAGCTTCATTTACGAACAAACATCTATTGAAAATGAAGAGTTTAGAGGAAATAACGATAATTCTTAAGCATCCTTCGGGGTGCTTTTTATTTTGGGGAGGGACACAGCATAGACAACTCACTCAGGGAATTAATCGTTGACACAGCAATTGGACACGCAATAAGGACAGACCAATTGTATAACGGACTTAAAGCCCTTAATAAAAGGGGATGCATATGGGCAGATGGGGAGATCATCAGGGGGTTAGGCATGCTTGGTTCTTACGGTGTGAGGGACAGGCAAGCTATAGACAGCTTACTACATGTCAGCCAGACTCTGTCCTATGAAGCAGTACGATCCTATCTAGCGTCATATCAAAGGCAGCATAGGAAATTTTATGCCGTACAGAAAGTAGGGCATCTTCATGCCTTTGTTTTGTTTGCAATGATAGATGAGAGAAAAGCTGGTGAATCCAATGCCACCTAAACCATTGAGAGAGTGTAAGGTGCGAGGGTGCAGGGAGTTAACAAGGGATGGTTATTGTCCTGCTCATGCTGATGGTAAGCAGCAGGAAGCGAAGTATTACAACAAACATGTTCGAGATAAACAATCAACAAGTTTTTATAAATCAAGAGAATGGAAACAGACAAGACAACTTGTTCTAATGCGAGACAATTACCTTTGTCAGAGCTGTTTAAAATAAGATCGTGTTATACCTACTGACATGGTTCATCACATAGTGGAACTAGACTTAAACAAACGCCTAGACTAAACAACCTTGAAAGCATGTGTATATCACGTCTGCATCTGAATATCACGATGGGTAACAATAGTAAACTGAAAAGCCCTTCCATAATAATGAAGGGACTTTTTTGTTATTTAACACGATCGATGTTAGTATCTACTTCCGAGGTCCATTTTTTTGTTGTGGTTGTTTTGTATTTGCCGTTAACATATATTTTTGTGGTTGCTTGGTATTCAGCTTAAGTATACTTCTTAATCCATCTATACTTTTGGACTGCTTTTAATTTTATTTCACCTTTTGCCGAGACATAACCAGATACCATCCCAGCAAACGCAGCAGCTGCAGCAGGTCCAAGCTGTAAAGTTGCAGTTAAGTATCTTGTAATATGAAACATCCCATAGGTGGCAGCTGATGCAACTACATAAGAAGGTATAGTGTAATTAGATGAGAATTGTCCGTCCCATTTTGCTCGAGCTTCCAATTCATTGTTTAAGAAGTTCTCATTAGTAACATATAGGGAAGGTTCATAGTTTATTTGATTTTTAGAAATCATTTCATTCTGCTACGCCAATAAAGGATTGCTGCTGACAGAAAGTATTAATACCAAAGACAAACTAACAAGAATCAAAGATCTAAAGATTTTCATCAACTTTCTTTCTATGAAAAAATGTAATTTAATTTCATTATAAGAAAAAATGTTTTAATTCCAATTTTTATGTAATAGAATTTATATGATTTAAACAAAGGAGTGAGATGGCGGTGAAGCATTTTTTAACGGCAATCGTAGTAGCTATTATTGTGGGGATCATTGTTTATGTTGCAGATAATCGCTTAGGAATGTTTCCATTGATGCTCATTTTAGCGGTTGCGATCTATATCGTAAGCAGGATTAGTGAATCATTGATAAAAAAATACTCCAAAGAAAATAGTTAATAACACAGCCCCTTCCACTGGAAGGGCGTTTTTTAATGAATCTTCATTTTTTCTTCTCTTTATCTCATTCTAATACAACATTAATTAAGACAAGCTTTTAACTACCTTACGAATCTCCTGCTCAGTCACCGCAGAGATTAATGTTAAATAGAAAGAACATTCTTTCTCTAACTTAAAAAATTAAGGTGTATAGTAGAAGGAGAATATGAAATGAGTAAGGAGGAATTCTGAGGTGTACAAAATCAAATCAGTGATTGACAAGGGAAGCAGTTCTTTGGCTACAGAGTTGATACTGGAAAAGGATATTTTATAGAAGAGCATGCTTTGACATTTATACTTTCCGAACATGATTACATATATGATGTACTTGAAGAGAAATTTGAGAAATGTTATGAGGATACAAGAAGCTAGTTAGTCACGCGCTTTCAGGAGAAAGCTGATTTAGAGATCTTTTCTATTGGTTTTGGGGACAGTGTATATCCAAGCTTTGGAGGCTGGATGAAAACGGTGAACCTGCTTGTCTTGTGACGGATTTTTTAATAATGGACTGATGAGAAACCCATGAATCATGGGTTTTTTTGATGGAGGAATACAAAAATATGAATTGATTCTAATGCGGAAGTCTGATTTTAGAAATTTACAGGCGTATTGGGGAGACAGTAAGTAAATAAGTAATAAATATATATAAAAGTAACAAAAATATGAAAAAATAAATAACTATCCGATATTTGTTGTGTAAACAAATTGAAGGAGTGTGGTTATATTGAAAAAATGGTTTTTTATTTTCGTTTTGTTGTTGTCAGCATTATGTTATCCATTACAATCGATAAAAGCGGAAAATACAGATACTCTTGAATGGAAAGAACGGGCGGAGTTGCCAGATGCAAGAGTAGGAGCTGTAAGTGAAGTATATGATGGGAAAATCTATGTAATAGGTGGAACGGGTCCAAGTAAGGCATATTCTAATACTACTTTTGTATATGATCCGAAGTTAGATAAATGGTCAGAAAAAGCTGGTATGAAGACAGGCCGCATGGGTGCTGCCAGTGTAATTGTTGATGATCGTATATATGTAATGGGGGGGAGAACAGAACAAGGATTAACAAATAGCGTAGAAGTTTATAATATCAAAATGGATACTTGGGAAGATTCAGTAGAGCTCCCGTTTGAAAGAAAGGTATCTGCTTACAATTTATATGCAGGTGCCATTGATGGGAAGATCTATGTAGTTGGATACGATAGTGCATTAAAGGCAGATAGGTACAACAATACCTTTAGTTATGATTTGAAAACAAAAGAATGGACCAAAAAGAAAAAATTTAATTTTGAAGCTACTTCGGGAAATGCAGTGGTTGTGAAGAATAAGCTTTACATTTTATCTGGATCAGAGGTCTTAGTAAAAGGAATTTATGAATATGATCCTATAGTAGATCAATGGAGGGGAGTTAGTAGTGGTGGAGCTATTGCACCCTATTATTCTGCAGTCATGTATGAAAATTATATTATAAGAACGGGTGGAGTTTCTAGAGTTACACTCTATGATTTAGAAACTAAGACATCAAAAACTATACCTAACACTTCTGCACCTTATCGAATGGGACATGTATCCGCACTTGTTAATGATACGCTCTATGTAATTGGAGGAGTTGAACAAAGTTCAAGTGCCCCAACTAACGCTAGAGCAAATTTCAAATCTAATTTATCTATCTCATTAAAGAGTCTTAAAAACACTGAAACTGAACCACCTGGCGACAAAGACCCAGAACCAACCACACCACCAAAAGACGATACAACAGATGAAGACGGCGATGCTCTCCTCATCATCACAATGGTCAATGGTTTGCAAAAAGAGTATGACCTCTCCATGAAAGAAGTCAATGCTTTCCTATCCTGGTACAAAAAGCGTGATGCCGGAGAAGGTCCAGGGTTTTATGAAATTGACGAGCATGACAACAACAAAGGTCCTTTTGAAAGTAAAAAGGACTATGTGGTATTCAACAACATTCTCATGTTCGAAGTGAATAAATATAAAAAGTAAATAACATCAAAGCCATCTAGTCAAACTAGGTGGCTTTTGCGTTTGTTCGACAGTTTTCAGCAATTTTAAGGCAAATTTAAGCTTCCATTTCATTTCAATTACATTAAATCTTTGTTACAATAAGACAGCTTTGCCCGAAGACACGTTCATACTTTGGACATCTTTTTTTCATCAATTCTTAAAATTTTTATGTTTTGATATGAAACTCTTTTGATGATCCATGCGTCTTTATAAGTGTCAAAAGAAAAGAGGTTATCAATATGCTATTCAAAAAGCTATCAGAAAATAAGTCTGTAAAATGGATAGGATATACAAGCTTTTACTTACTTATTTTGCTATTATTGTTCTTTATTTACGGATTCCATACAGCAAATACGGGATCATTCATTTACAACGATTTTTAATTGGAGATTAAACTATGAAACTATTACACACGATTCATGAATACCAACAAACGAAACCGACACAGCCAGCATTTGTTTCTCAACATGCTTCGATCACATATGATGAGCTTTGGCGTCTATCAGACCAAATGGCTGGTGCGATTGATACAGTCGCAACTGACAGTGCACCTGTCATTGTATACGGTCATATGGAGCCAGAGATGCTGATTTCTTTCTTAGGCACTGTGAAATCAGGCAGACCTTATATTCCGGTCGACATCTCAATACCTATCGAGCGCATTGTCTCAATCATTGAAAGCTCAAAAGCCAGTCTATTGATATGTGCAAATGAACAGAATGTATTAGATGTAGAAGAACACATTGAAGTGAAGAGTGCGGCATCGCTTTTAGCACTTGAAAAAGAAGCACCGCCATCCACGCAGTGGGTTCAACAAGATGATGTTTTCTACATTATTTATACGTCTGGCAGTACCGGGAAACCGAAAGGCGTTCAGGTAACAGCCAGCAATTTAGAAAGCTTTACAGGATGGATGTGCAGCGACTTCCCAATCGGCGAGGGGCGCACGTTCTTAAATCAAGCGCCGTTTTCTTTTGACTTATCAGTCATGGATCTCTATCCAGCGCTTCAATCAGGCGGCACGCTATACTGTTTAGTGAAAGAACTTGTCAACAAGCCGAAGGATATGTTTGCAGCGCTTGGTCAATCTGACGTTGAAGTGTGGACATCAACACCTTCCTTTGTGCAAATGTGCTTAATGGATCCTTCCTTTACAGGGGAGCTTTTACCAGAGTTGAAAGTTTTCTTGTTCTGCGGAGAGGCACTTCCTGTCTCTGTAGCAAGTGCGCTTCTTGAGCGTTTTCCTAAGGCACAGGTCTTTAATACGTATGGTCCAACTGAAGCAACTGTTGCGATCACATCGATTGAAGTCACCCAGGCCATTCTTGATCAGCACGATTCTTTACCAGTCGGTTATGCCAAACCGGATACAGAAATCGTCATATTAGATGAAGAAGGCAAGACACTCCCTGATGGGGAAAAAGGGGAAATTGTCATCGTGGGGCCAAGCGTCACGAGAGGCTACTTAGGTGAACAAGCCTTAACGGATAAAGTGTTCTTTGAATACGAAGGACGCCCTGCTTACCGCACCGGTGATGCAGGTGTGGCGCAGGATGGTTTGATTACGTGCCACGGGCGTCTGGACTATCAAATTAAGCTACATGGATACCGGATGGAGCTTGAAGAAATTGAATATCATGTGAGCGAGACAACGTATGTCAATGCTTGTGTGATTGTGCCATTCCAGCCAAACGGGCATGTGGAGTACTTAATTGCAGCAATTGTCCCAACTGAGCATTCCTTTGAAAAAGAATATCAGCTGACAAGTGCGATTAAGAAAGAAATGGCGGATTCACTTCCTGCGTACATGATTCCAAGAAAGTTTGTCTATCTTGAGCAGCTGTACATGACGCCAAACGGGAAGGTTGACCGTAAAAGAATCGCGAAAGAGGTTCTTCTATGA